ATCACTGTTGCTGATCTGTTCAAGGCTGCTGCTACTCTGCGTGCTAACAAGGTAACCGGCGTAATCAACGCTGTTGTTCACCCTTATCAGGCATACCAGTTGAAAGCTAACCTGACTAACACTTTTGCTAATCCTAACGGTGGCGACTCTCAGAACGAAGCAATGCGTAACGGCTATGTCGGTACTATTGCTGGTATCAACGTATACGAGTCTGCCAATGTTGCTATTGACGGCGCTGGTGATTCAGTAGGTGCAGTATTTGCTCCTGAAGCAATCGCAATCGCAATCAAGAAAGACTTTGGTATCGAGACTCAGCGTGATGCTTCTTTGCGTGCATTCGAGCTGAACGCTACTGCCGTTTACGGTGTTGGCGAGTTGGACGATAGCTTCGGCGTTAAGATGACTTTTGACTCCGTACTTTAAGTGATAGATTCCCTGCCCTCTCCGGGGGGTGGGGTTTTACTGAGGTTAAGATGGCAATAACTTATAGAGGCGAAAGGTTCGAGGGCTACAACAAGCCTAAGCGAACTACTAAACACCCAGATAAAAGCCATGCCGTCCTAGCTAAAGAAGGCGACAAGGTAAAGCTGATCCGATTTGGCCAGCAGGGTGCTGATAACAAGCCACCTAGAAAGAATGAGAGCGAGGCAGATAAAGCCAAACGCAGATCATTTAAGGCTAGGTTTGCTACGCAGATCGAGAAAGGCAAGAAAGACAAAACCGCAAGCGCGGCATATTGGGCAGATAAGGTGAAGTGGTAATGGCATTCTCTACAGATGCAGACTTGATGCAGTTGGTTCCAGATATTCTAAATCTAGGTATTGATTTCTTTGATCAGGAACACCCAAAGGCGCAAGCAGATATTGAGCGTGAAATCAGAAACCGCTGGTGGGAAAAGCGCGGTATTTCTGGTGAGCTAAAACCCGAATACTTAACTGATTCGCAGTGGACTAAAGCCGCCGCGTATTTGGTTCTTTGGAGGTACGCATTGCCCCAGCTTACAAACTGGGTGGATGGTGATCGCTTCCAAAACATGATTAGCTTTTACAAGTCCCGTTACGCTGAAGAGCTTGAGGCTGTATTCCAAGACGGCGTTGAATACGATGTTGATGGCAGTGGCGCAATTGATGAAAACGAAAAGACCCCTATCAATCACGGTCGGTTAGTTCGTTAATGGAAATAAAGATAAGCTCAAACGCCCGAGACATTGCCAAGCGTGTAGGCAAGAAAGGCAAAGAGCTGTCAGATAGTGTAAAGCGTGCGTTATCCCGTACGGCTCAGGCTGGCGTTAATATTATTGAGGATCGTACCGCTGAAGGAAAAGGTATTGACGGGGCTTTCCGAAAGTATAGCCCTAGCTACCAGAAAGCAAAAAGCTCAGGCTGGCCAAAAACAAATAAGCGTAGAGGTTTTGGCGGTGATTCAACCGGCATAGTGAACCTGTCGGTACATGGGACAATGCTTGGATCTATGACTACCAGAGCTAATGGAAAGCAGGCAGAGATATTCTTTACCCGATCTACAGAAGCTAAGAAGGCAGAAAGAAACAATAAGACGCGCCCTTTCTTTGGGTTTAATCGGAAAGAAGAAAAACGGCTAGGCCAAGTATTCTTTAGGAACTTAAAATGAGCATCAGAGAAAAGATAGCTGAAAACCTAGTTGCAACGCTACAAGGTATTATTCAGCCCGTTAACATTAAGTATGTTACTAGAGAGCCGTTTGATTTCCAGAAGCTGTCTAACGCCCAGTATCCTGCAATTCTAGTACGGAGCGCAGGCGAAGAGCGTGGAGATTCAAGCATTGGTGGGTCTATTACTCAGCGCATGGGTAATATTGATTATGATTTGATTTGCTACGTTAAAGGCTCGGTGATTGATGCTGCCCGTAACGACATAATTGAAGCAATTGAGGAAGGTCTTGATGTTGACCGCTACAGGGGCGGCAATGCCCTTGATACGCAGGTCACGCGCATTGAGATTGATGAAGGTTCTATAGACCCTATTGGTGGGGTTATAATGACAATTCGCGTGCTGTACCAATACACGCGCGGCACAACTTAAATTAATAAAGAGGTATTATCATGGCGACTAAAACAGGCGCATCTGGTGTTGTAAAGGTACAAGTAGCGGGTACGACTGTAGCCGTTGTTGGTGAAGTACGGTCTTTTACTTTCGAAGGTTCAGCAGACACCATCGAAGATTCCGTAATGGGTGATGTTTCACGCACCTATAAGCAAGGCTTATCGACTAACACTTTAGCACTAGAAGTATATTGGGATGAGGCAGACGCACAGCAGCTTATTCTTGATGAACGCACTTCAATTGATTTTGAGGTTTACCCTACTGGCACTGGCTCCGGCGAAACTTTCTTCTCTGGCAGCGGTATTGTAACTTCACGCTCTATTACTGGCGCGTTTGACGGAATGGTTGAGGCTAGTTTCTCAATCCAATGCAGCGGAGCAGTTACTGAAGCGCAAGTTTAATTAAGGGGATAAACCATGGGATTAGCTAAAGAGTTAAGAAACAGACGAAAGTTAGAGGCGCGAGAAGTAATCGTGCCTGAATGGGGTGACGATTCTGGAGCGTTTAAGCTGTATTGCAGGAGTATTACTTGCTACGACTTAGATCAGTTGCAGAAGAAGCACCCCGACTTTTTAAGTAACACCACTATCGGCTCTATGGTCGATTTGATCTGCATGAAGGCAGAAGACGAAGGCGGCAACAAGCTGTTCGGGTCTGCTGAAGATCGCATGGATTTAATGGGCGAAGAAACTGCCGTTATCTCTGACATTGCGAATCAGATGTTTGCTCAGATTGAGTCTGTCGAGGTGGCAGCAAAAAACTAAAAGCCGATTCGTTTAGGATGAATTTATTATCCTTGGCTGATCGGCTTCACCTAACAATTGCAGAAGCAGAAGCAATGCCGGTTAATCATTTCTATGAGTGGCTGGCTTACTTTCAAATAATGAGCGAATCAGATGGCTGAAAATGTAAGCATTGTAATTAAGGCTTTTGACAAGACTAAACCCGCTTTTGGTGCAGTCGGTAAGTCCTTGAAGGGTGTTACTTCAGCCATCTTTAGTATGCGGACTGCTCTGGTCGGCGTAGCTGGCGTAGCTGGTTTCGGTTATTTAGTTAAATCATCTTTAAACGCTACAGACTCCCTAAAGAAAACTGCCGATAAGATAGGCACAACTACTGAAGCCCTTTCAGCTTTGCGCTATGCCGCAGAGAGAACTGGCGTTCAAACAAACACCTTAGATATGGCAATGCAGCGGTTTACCAGACGAACGGCAGAAGCTGCCAAAGGTACTGGTGAAGCTAAAGGTGCGCTTAGAGAACTCGGTATTGATGCTAGTAAGCTACAGCGTTTAAGCCTAGATCAACAGATGATAGAGCTATCTGGGGCTTTTGGTAATGTTACAAATGATGCAGATAGATTAAGACTTGCGTTTAAGCTGTTTGATAGTGAGGGCGCGGCCTTGGTGAATACCTTGGCGCTAGGCTCTGAGGGTCTTGAAGAAATGTTTGGCAGAGCAAAGGCTTTAGGTCTTGTGATGTCAAGCGAAGCTGCTGGCGGAGTTGAAAGGGCAAACGATGCTGTAAACGACTTATTATCAATAAGTAAGGGCTTGAAAGATCAATTTTCGGCTGCCCTTGCGCCTGCAATTGAAACATTAGTTACAAAATTTACTGATTACATTTTAACAATCAAAAAAGCTAAAGGCGGTATTGAAGCATTTGCTAAGTCTATGGCCGTTAGCTTTCTAAACGGTGTTAAAGCTGTAATTTTATCCTTAGACACCATGCTTGGAGCAGTCAGCAAGTTCTTTAACAAGGCTACTGGATTTATTAAAGAGTTTGACCAGAATGCAACTCTTGATTCTATAGCCTATGCCAAGAAGCAGGTTAAAGAGTTAAGTGATGAAATAACTGTACTGCAAGCAGCGGGGAAAACTGACGGCCTTCAGGAAAAAGCCGACAAGATTTCAAAAATACTTCTTAGGATTGCAAAAGAAGAAGCGCACCTTGCAAGAATGAACGCAACATTTCCTACTCTTAATCTAGGGGAATTGATAAATTCTGAAGGCGTAGAAGAAACTTTCACAGCTTTAATAGCTGGCATTAACAGTGTCGGTACAGCAACAGTTGAAGTTTTAAAACCTGCCGTTGATACTCTAAATGACTTGCAGCTTGGATTTAAGTCATGGAGTGATTCACTGCCTTCAATGCAAGAAAACATTCAAAGCCTTACAAATCAGGGCTTAAACGGCCTGACTGATGCCCTAACCGCTGGAGTAACTGGCGCGGCTAACTTTGCTGATGCCATGAAGGCGATGGCTAAAAGTGTAATTGATAGCCTGATTAAGATGTTGATTCAAAAGTATATTGTTGATGCTGCCTTTGGTGCAATTACTGGATTTATTGGTGGTCAAGCATCTACGAATCGAGCTGGAGGCTACGGAGCCTCTTTAGGTGGCGCTGACCCGTTTAATACTAGCAACTTTGCCCCTAGAGCTATCGGCGGGTCTGTTCAATCAGGCCAGCCCTATATGGTTGGTGAGCGTGGCCCAGAGATGTTCGTGCCTAACTCGCAAGGATCAATTGTACCTAACAACAGAATGGGCGGCGGTAGCGGCGTGGTAGTTAATCAGACCATTAACGTCACTACAGGCGTGCAGCAGACAGTTCGTGCAGAGATTGCTACACTTATGCCCCAGATCGCTAACGCGGCTAAGGGGGCTGTTGCTGACGCTA